CTAACGAATCATCACAACAATTAGGTTATATGAAACGCCCGAAAGGACATGTGATACCTCCACATGAACACCGTGAGGTTATTAGGGAAATTTCCAAAACACAGGAAACTCTTTTTGTAAAATCAGGTATTATACAAGCTAATTTTTATGATGATGACCACAAACTTTTTTCAATTAAAATATTACGCAAAGGTGATGTGGTCCTGTTAGTTTCAGGCGGTCATGGATTTGAATTTTTAGAGGAAGGTGAAATCATCGAAGTAAAACAAGGTCCTTATTTGGATAAAGATGATAAAGTATTATTATGATTACATTGAAAGAACTTCAAGAAACGTGGGCTGAAGATAGTAAGATTGATGAACTCAATCTCGGTTCTGAAAGCACACGAATACCAGAACTACACTCCAAGTATCTTAATCACATGTCTAATGTTCGCTTACAATTGCGTAAGTCTGAGGCAGCTTTACTAAAACTGCGCCGTGTTAAAATGCAATATTATCGCGGTGAACTTAGTAAACAGGAACTGGATGCTTTAAGTTGGGAACAGTATCTTGGTCCTAAGCCATTGAAACAGGATATGAATGATATGTTGGATGCAGATGATGATGTCATTGAGCAAACAAACAAAGTCGAATATATTAGAACAGTAGCAGACTTCTTAGAACGTGTTATGCGTTATCTAAATAGTCGCACATGGGATATTAAAAACAGTATTGAATGGACTAAATTTACAAACGGTCTTATGTAATGATTACAGTAACCAAAAAGAATGAAGCAAGTCTTAATGTAGAGTGTGACGTAAGTGTCGCACAGGAAATTAATGACTTCTTTACATTTGAGGTTCCGGGTGCAAAGTTTATGCCTGCGTATCGTTCTCGTATGTGGGATGGTAAAGCAAGGCTGTTTAACATATACGCAAAAGAATTACCTGTAGGACTTCTAAGTTATCTTGAGGAGTTCGCTGGACAATTAGAATATAAAATTAATGTTGATATTGAAGATGTGGGCGACCCCGTATCAATTGAATATGTTAAAAAATTTGCAGAGTCTTTGAAATTACACAGTGGCGGTAAGCCTATTGAAATACGAGATTATCAGATTGAGGCTATTGCTGAAAGTATTAGAACAGGCAGGGCATTGTTGTTGTCACCTACGGCAAGTGGTAAGTCTCTTATTCTTTATGTTCTCATACGTTACTTACAAGCAAGGAATAAAAAACAATTACTTATTGTCCCTACAACGTCCCTTGTAGAACAAATGTATAGTGACTTCCAGGATTATGCAAGTGACGATGAATGGATGGTTAGTGAAAACTGTCATCGTATCTATGGTGGCAAAGAAAAGTCTAATGAATTTCCTATTACTATTTCAACGTGGCAGTCTATTTACAAGTTTCCTAAAAAATGGTATGAAAAGTTTGATGCTGTATATGGTGACGAGGCACACTTGTTTAAGGCAAAGTCGCTGACAGGTATTATGAATAAGTGTCTAAGTGCAAAACATCGTATAGGGACAACAGGCACATTAGACGGAACAAAAACACATAAACTTGTTTTGGAAGGATGCTTTGGTCGTGTGTATAAGGTTACAACTACAAAGACACTTATTGACAAAGGCTCACTTGCTAATTTAAATGTTACATGTCTTATGTTGGAATACTCGGATGAGGATCGTAAAGCAGTTAAGGATATGACATATCAAGAAGAAATGGATTTTCTTGTAGCACATCCTAAAAGAAATTCTATCTTAACTAATTTAACAGCCTCACAAAAGGGAAATACATTAGTCCTTTTTCAATTTGTTGACAAACATGGTCGCCATTTATTTGACAGAGTAAAACAAAAGGTTGAGGACCCCCGCCCAGTATATTTTGTTTATGGCGGAACTGAAACTGACCAACGTGAAAAAATTAGAGAACTTACTGAAAAAGCAAACGATGCAATTATTATTGCCTCATATGGCACGTTCTCAACAGGCATAAATATAAAGAACTTGCATAATGTTGTTTTCGCATCGCCATCTAAAAGTAGAATTAGAAATCTACAGTCAATTGGTAGAGGCTTGAGATTAGGTGATAATAAAACTTCCTGTAATTTGTATGATGTTGGCGATGATCTCTCTTGGAAATCCAAGAAGAATTATACATTGAATCATATGATTGAACGTGTTAAGTTATATAATGAAGAAGGTTTTAAATATAAACTAGTAAGGTTACCAACTAATGGACAATCAAATAAAAGTAATTAAGTTTGAAAGCGGCGAAACTGTAGTTGCAACCATGGAAGATGATTTTACAGAAAATAATTTTGTTCAGATATTATATCCGATTGAAATTATTTCTGAGGCTCATCTTAAGGGAGAGCAGGTTATTGAAAAATATTCTATGAAACCTTGGATCAGCATTTCAGACGAGACACTGATGTCGATTAACGCCCGCCGCATCACAACGGTGGTTGACTTAAAAGAAGAATTTGTCGAGGGTTATGAAAAAATGGTAAATGTTTTATTTTTTGAAACAGAAGTAGAACAAGCAGAAATTGAAGAAGAGATTGAAACACTAATACAGTATGCAGAAGCACAAAAGGATAATAAGATTTCCTAAACGCTACAGAGCGATTATACACATAGAACCACAAAGAAGTCAAGCACTAAATTATGATGGAGGACCAATATGCCTAAAAAACGTGAGAAGGGAGCTCACTACATTGACAACAAAGAGTTCCTTAAAGCTATATCTGAATATCGAGAGAGACGTCTTGCCGCAGAAGCGGCGGGCGAGGAAAAACCTCGGGTAACAAATTACTTGGGAGAATGTATGGTTAAAATTGCAAACCATCTTGCTTACAAGTCGAACTTTGTTAATTACACTTTCCGTGACGAAATGATTTTGGATGGGATTGAAAATTGTATTACATACATTGATAATTTTGATCCTGAAAAGTCTAAGAATCCATTTGCATATTTTACACAAATTACATATTATGCTTTTTTACGCCGTATTCAAAAGGAAAAGAAACAATTGGATACAAAGTATAAGTATATTCAAAGTATTGATATGCAAGAGCTGTTAACACAAGGCTCCGATGGTGACCCCGGCACAACAGAGTTTTTGGACTATATGCGTAAACAAGTTGACGAAGCCAATTCGTTGAATGAAAAACACGCTGACCAAAAGTTAGTAAAACGCCGTCCAAAATATTTGGATGATAAACAAGCAATTGAGTATGCAAAAGAAAAAATTGATGCACTCAAAGAATTGGACAATTAAATACTTGACTTTTATAATTAATTAGTGTATAAAGTTTATTATGAATGTAAAATATTCCGAAATATTCTTTAGCTTCCAAGGTGAAGCCGAACTCGCAGGTAAACCTTCTGTGTGGTTACGTTTCTTTGGTTGTAATCTTGAATGTAATGGCTTTGGTCAAACAAATCCCGCCGATGAAAATACATGGGAACTTCCATACAAGGATGTAGATCCTGATAGTATTTCAAATGTTGAGGAACTTCCTGTGTTTGATAAAGGCTGTGACTCCTCATATTCATGGTCATTTAAGTTTAAACATCTTTGTCCATCTGAGACAGTAGAACAAGTGTGCGATAAATTTGAGGCACATTTGCCAGGTGGCAAGTTTGTTCGTGATGGTTATAAAACAGATACAATGTTGTGTTTTACAGGCGGCGAACCTATGTTAAGACAAAAACATATGGTTGCTATTGTTGAAGAACTTACTTCGAGAAACAATCGTCCAAAAACAATTACTATTGAAACAAACGGCACAAAACCTCTATTGCCTTTATTTAAAGAGTTTATTGAAAACAATGATGACATTCGTTGGCACTTTGCTATTAGTCCTAAACTGTTACATACTGCCGGTGAAAAAGATGCTTGGAAACCTGAAACAATTTTACAATACTCAGATATTGTAGCTTCATCAACAAGTATTCTTAAATTTGTTTGTAATGGAACTGATGAATCTTGGAATGAAATAGAAAACAACATGCAAGAACTTACAGAAGTATTTGGAGAAACAGATTTGCCTGAGGTTTGGGTTATGCCTGTCGGTGCAACTAAAGAACAACAAGAAGTTATTTCTGACATTGCTGTAGATGCAATGGACCGAGGATACTTTGTGGCAACACGAAACCATGCCTATGTGTTTGGTAATCAAATAGGGACATAAAATGTTTTATCATATGAAAATTGACAATGCAACCGCATCATTTGCTGAGGTAGGAGATTATACAGTGACATACAAAGATCCTGAAAATATCATTCTGTCATGGCGAGATATTGACAATATTGTAGATGACTTGTGTAAACAAATTAAAGACAAAGGTTACACAATGGTTATAGGACTTGCTCGCGGGGGCGTGACTCCTGCTGTTATGATTAGTCATAAACTAGGAATAAAATACGATTCGGTCGTATGGCAGACACGCGATGGGGGACTTCAAGAGAATGGACGTCTAAATAATATCATAAACAGAGAACAAAAAGTTTTAATTGTAGATGATATTTGTGACTCTGGGTTAACACTAACACAAGTAAAAGCAAATCATCCTAATACAGACGTTGCAGTTCTTACAACCAAAATAGATACAAAACTAGTTGACTATGCGGTAAAAGAATATTACAATGATAGTCGATGGGTAATTTTCCCGTGGGAATAAATATAAACAGTCATAGCTCGTGTAAGGAAGGAGTAATAAATGGCTTACAATAAAACAAAGACAGACCCTGAGTTGGGTCGCCAAGTCCATGAACACTTAGTAAAGTGTGGCGTGGAAACACCCGTTAAAGATAATGGTATCAGTCGAACAGATAAAATTGATACTATTGAAAAACTTTTCACAGACGTTATGGCAACATTAGGACTAGATCTTATGGATGATAGTCTTACTGAAACTCCTAAACGTGTTGCGAAGATGTATGTAAATGAAATCTTTTGGGGTCTTGATTATGAGGCATTTCCTAAATGCACTACAGTAGATAACAAAATGAATTATGATGAAATGGTTATAGAGCGTAACATTAATGTTCAATCTAACTGTGAACATCACTTTGTTGTAATTGATGGTGTGGCTACTGTTGCATATATTCCAAACGAAAAAGTTCTCGGACTTAGTAAAATTAATCGTGTTGTAGAATATTTTGCTAAACGTCCTCAGATTCAGGAACGCCTTACTGAACAAATTTATTATGCTCTACAATACATTCTCGATACAGATAATATTGCTGTTGTCGTTGATGCTCAACACTATTGCGTAAAAAGTCGAGGTGTTGAAGATGTAGGTTCATCTACTGTTACGAGTAAATTAGGAGGCGGTTTCAAAGACGACCAGTCTCTTCGTAATGAGTTTATGAGTTTTGTGAATAAGTAGGACTATATGAATAATACAACTAGACAGGTAATGGTTGACCTTGAAACCTTAAGTGTGCGTCCATATGCCACTATCCTCTCAATTGGTGCCGTAGCTTTTA